TCACCTCCAAATATGCCGATGGTCTGCCGCTGTACCGGCAAGAGCAGATGTTCAAACGTCTGGGCCATGAGCTGAGCCGCACCAGTATGGCGCACTGGATCATCCGTCTGGATGAGGTGTTCAAACCGCTGATCCATCTGATGCGGGAGGCGCAAAACAGTGCGGCCTACCTGCAGGCTGATGAAACCCGGATCCAGGTACTCAAAGAGGATGGTAAGGCTGCCCAATCCGATAAATGGATGTGGGTGACCCGTGGCGGTCCACCGGGCCAATCTTCCATTCTGTTCGCCTATGATCCCTCTCGAAGTGGAGCGGTGCCCGTGCGCCTGCTCGATGACTTCAAGGGTGTGCTGCAAGCGGATGGTTACTCCGGTTATGCGCAGATCTGTTCAGCCAATAAGCTGACCCGCATCGGCTGCTGGGATCACGCCCGCCGCAAGTTCATCGAAGCGACCAAAGCGGCCAAGCCGGCGGGTAAAGGCAAACAGGCCAGGCTGTCCAAAGCGGATGTGGCACTCAGTCACATCAACAAACTGTATGCCATCGAGCGTCAGATCAAGGACCTGAGCGTGGCCGAACGCTATCAGATCCGTCAGGCGTCGAGCCTGCCTCGACTGGAAGCGTTCAAGGCCTGGCTGGACGCCAACGTGGGTCGCGTGATGAAAGGCGGGCTAACTCGCAAAGCTATGGAATACACCCTGAACCAGTGGCCCACCCTGATCGGCTACTGTAAGCGGGGTGACCTGCACATCAGCAATGTGCTGGCCGAGAATGCCATCCGTCCGTTCGCTGTGGGGCGCAAGGCCTGGTTGTTCGCGGATACCCCGCAGGGCGCTCACGCCAGTGCTACCTGTTACTCCCTGATCGAAACGGCCAAAGCCAACAATCTGGAGCCCTCGGCCTACATCCGGCATGTACTGGAGCGCATCGCCGACGCCGACACGCTGGAAAAGCTGGAGGGGCTGCTGCCCTGGAATGTTGAGCTGGAGCGGACTTCAAAAAAAGTGGCGCAGTACAGTTAAGGGCAAGTGGGTCGTTTTAACGGCGGTTACGCTGCGGGTGTCGGGCAGTTTATGCCGGGCACCTGGGGCGATATGCAGCGGCAGGGTGTGGTCCCGATTGGGGCGCCTGCACGGGATGCGCGCTGGTCAATCATCGCATCGGCATACTACATGCGTCAGCAGCTCAACGGCTGGAATAGATCCGGCCGCTCGGCTGGTGATCGGTACGACCTGGCAATGTCGGGCTATAACGCGGGGCGGGGCCATCTCTATACCGCGCAACGGCTGTGCAACGGTGCCATGGATTACGCGGGCATCATCGCGTGTTTGCCCAGGGTAACGGGCCGGCACAGTGAAGAGACAATCAACTATGTGATCCATATCCGCCGCCACTTTGAACGGCGCTATGGGCATGCACTGTGGTGGGCACAATGATCAGAGTCTGGGTGATGATCGGGCTGGTGGTTGCTGTGCTCGGTGCGCTGGTGTTGCAACAGCAGCAGAAGGTGGGCCAGCTCAAGGAGCAGCTGGGCGCTACCGAACGTGCCCTGCAACAAACCACTCAAGCCATGCAGCAGCTGGATCAGATGTATCAGGCTGCTGATCAACAGCTGGTGATCAACCGCCGGCAACATCAACAGATCAATCAACAACTCAGGGGGCAGGTCGATGCGTTACGCTCAGAGCTGGCAACTGATGTGCGTGCTGCTGCTTGTATCCCCGACGCTGTTGCTGACAGGTTGCGGAGTATCACAAGTACAGCCGACACCGGTCTGCGCTCCAGTACCGGAAACCCTGACCGAGCCTACGCCGATCCCTCCACTGCGTGCTACAGCTACTCGGACGTAGTGAGTTACGTGCCTGAACTGGTTGCAGCGATTCAGCAGTGCAACGCGGACAAGGCCAGCATCAGGAGTATCAATGACACTGGCAGAACGGAATGAACTGCGCATGCAGATCTGGGAACTGGACCAGCAACGGCAACAGCTACTGTCTGTGCCTGAGCCGTACCGATCGGCTGACAAGATCCAGCGGCTGACCAGCCAGATCGATGCCCTCGAAGTCGAGATCATGCACGCGCTGATCGATGATGGGTCCTCCTGAGCAGGGTGCCCGATATGGGTGTGCTGGCCGCGGAATTTGTGCAGATTTTGGGCGCCTTAGGGCTTCCTTCCTAATTACAAAACAGGCACTTACATGATCCGCCTTCTGACTTCTACCTGACTTGGGGATGCGATTCACGCATGAACTATGGGAATGATCGTAAATAAAAAACAACTCGCTGAGGTCTTCGGGATCTCCGAGCGGTCGTTCACCGAGTATCAGCGTGACCCTTCGTTTCCCTACAAGGCCGCCGGTCGTGGTCACGAGAATGAGTACGACACAGCAGAGGTCCACAACTGGCTGATCCACCGGGCCACCACCAAAAGCCAAGAGACTGCGAAAGAGCGGCTCGACCGCCTGCGCGGCGACAGTGAAGAGCTCAAGATTGCCCAGTCCATAGGTGACCTGGTTCCGGCTGCAGATGTCGAGCGCAAGCTGACCGATGCTGCGATCGCCATCCGCACCGGCATGCTGACCGGTAACAGCAAAATCAAAAACGAGATCGATATCGAATACAACATCGATCTGGATATCGAGATCCTACACCGCCATGCTCGACACCTCCTCACCCATCTATCAACGGCTGCAGCAAAACCTGCAGACGGTGATCAGCCGTGCCCTGCAGAACCTGCAGCCGCCGCGGCAGATGTCGAGCACGGAGTGGGCGAACACCTACCGGTGGCTGGCACCTGAGCAGTCCGCCAACTCCGGCAAGTACAGCACTGACCTGACGCCCTGGGTGCCCGGCATGCTCGATGCGCTGGATAATCCGGATATCCGCAAAGTGGTCTGCCAGAAATCAGCGCAGGTCGCGTGGACCGATGGCGTCTGGAACAACTACCTGGCGAAGCGCATTCACCTCGACCCTTGCGGCGTGGTGCTGCTGTTCCCCAAAGAAAAGACAATCCGCAAGTACCTGGACCAGAAGTTTGACCCCACCGTGCGGGCCACGCCGGTACTGCGTGAACTGATTGATGTCGATACCAGCCGATCCGCCGGCAACCGCATGGACTTCAAACGGTTCCCGGGCGGTTTCCTGGCGCTGGTCGCATCCAACGCCCCGGACAACGTCAAGTCATTGTCCGCCCCAGTGGTGGCAGTCGAAGAGCCGGACGATTGCTCCAGCGATGTGCGCGGGCAGGGCGACTCCGTTGACCTGCTCGAGCAGCGCGCAAAAACATACGAAGACCGCAAGGTGATCTTCGGCGGCACGCCCACAGTAAAGGGCCTGAGCCGCGTTGAGGATGCCTACAAGAAATCGGATCAGCGCAAATTCTGGGTGCCCTGCCATGAGTGCGGCGACAGCCATGTGCTGACCTGGGATAACGTAGTCTGGGACGAAGCACCAGATCGGCACGATGAAGTCTACGGCAGCGCTGATCCAGATACTGCCGCCTACGTCTGCCCCCACTGCGGTACCGAGTGGACCGACCGCCAGAAAAACATCAACGTCCGCCAGGGCGAATGGATCGCCGACAAACCCGGCGGCGACACTGCCGGTTTCTACATCAACGAACTGTACTCCCCGTTCCCTGGCTCCAAGCTGGCCGTACTGGTGCGCCGCTTCCTCGAAGCCCAGCACGCACTGGAATGGGGCGATGAATCGAAGATGATCGGCTTTGCCAACAACACGCTGGGCATCCCCTACGAATATGCCAGCGATGCACCGGCAGCCGATGCACTGTCTGAACGGGCCGAAGCCTACAACGAAAAGACAGTACCGAACGGCGGCCTGATCCTCACCGCTGGCGTGGACGTTCAGCACGACCGTCTGGCGATCACGATCTGGGCCCATGGCCGCGGTGAAGAAATGTGGCTGATCTACTGGGGCGAAATCGCAGCCGTCGGCGGCACCGCCGATCGCAACGACCCGGTCTGGACCGAACTGGATCAAATCCTGTTCGCCACCTACCAGCACACCAAGGGTTACGCGCTGCGGATCAAGGCAGCCGACATCGACTCAGGTGACGGCCAGACCAACGATGCTGTCTACCACTACGTGCGCAGCCGGGCCAAAAAGGGCGTCAAGCTCCGTGCCATCAAAGGCGCGAACAGCATCGATGCCGAGATCGTCACCACTCCGAAAAAAGTGGACATCAACAAGCTCAATAAGGCGTCGAAATACGGTTTGCAGATTTGGCATGTCGGCGTCAACAAAGCCAAAGACCTGCTGGCCGCACGGCTCAAACTGACCGGCAACGGCCCCGGCCGCATGCACTGGTACACCGAAGTCCGCTCCGACTTCTACGACCAGATGACCGGCGAGATCAAAGCCCCATCACGCACCCAGCGCGGCAAACTCATCTGGCAACAGAAAGCCGGCAGCCGGGTGGAAGCCTGGGACTGCACCGTCTACGCGATCCATGCTGCCCGGGCCGAACGCATCAACCTACTGTCCCCGGCGCAATGGGACCAGATCGAAGCCGACTTGGCCCAGGCGGACATGTTCAGCGCCACGGCAGAACCGGATGCACCGGCAACCCCACAACCAAAACAGCCCACTGAAAAACCGAAACCGCGCAGACGGCAACGCCCGAACGCCTTCGGCAACAGCTGGCTGGGAGGCAACCACTGATGACCACCGCCGCCGAAATGGTCCAGCTCTACACCGACGCAGAAGCCAAGGTGCTCAAGGGCCAGACCGTCAAAATGAATGGCCGCGAACTCACCCGCGCCAATCTGGCCGAGATCCGGGCAGGGCGGCGCGAATGGGAAGCCAAAGCCGCCACCGCTGCGGCAAAAGCCGCGGGCAAACGCACCACTCACTCACTGGCGAGTTTCAACTGATGCACTGGACAGACCGACTGATCGCGCCCTTCGCGCCTGAGCGAGCCGTGCGCCGTGCCCGTGCCCGACAGGTGCTGGCCGCGTATGAGTCCGCCAAGCCATCGCGCACCCGCACCAACAAGGGTGACAACGCCAGCGGCACCCACGTCGCAGGCGCTACCGGCACCCTGCGTGGACAGGCCCGCCATCTGGACCAGAACCACGACCTGGCCCGCGCCGTCCTCAACACACTGGTGACCCGCGTCATCGGCCCCAACGGCATCAACATCGAACCGATGCCCAAAAATGCCGACGGCACCATCAACCGTGACCTGGCCAAAAAGATCAGCCAGCTGCGCAAACGCTGGGCCAAAACACCGGACACCACCGGCGAACTGTCCCTTGCCATGTGCGAACAGCTCCTCGCCCGCACCTGGTTCCGCGACGGTGAGGCGCTGGTCAAAGACATCATGGGCACCGTCCCGCTCTACACCCACCTCGGGCCGGTCCCCTACAGCCTGGAGCTATTGGAACCGGACTACTGCCCCATAGAGCTGGACGACAAAGCCCGTGGCATCCGCCAAGGCATCCAGCGCAACGCCTGGGGCCGGGCCACCTACTATTACCTGCTGAAAGAGCACCCGGGGGATGGCTACAACTTCAGGCTCGACACCAAACCGGTCAACGCCGAACTGATCCACCACCTTAAACTGATCGACCGCCTGCACCAAAACCGAGGCGTCAGCGTGTTCGCCTCGGTCATGTCCCGGCTCAACAACCTCAAAGACTACGAAGAGTCCGAACAGGTCGCCGCCCGGATCGCCGCCGCCATGGCGTTCTACATCCGCAAGGGCATGCCCGAACTGTACGACGCCGATGCCGATGACGATGATGGCAACCGCCTGTTCGAGATCAGCCCCGGCATCGTCTTCGATGACCTGCGCCCGGGTGAAGATGTCGGCACCATCCAGAGCAACCGCCCCAGTGGCCTGCTCGCCCCGTACCGCGACGCCATGCAACGCGCTGTTGCCGGCGGCACCATGTGCAGCTACTCGGCCAGCTCCAAAAACTACAACGGCACCTACAGCGCCCAGCGCCAAGAACTGGTCGAAAGCTGGGAGGATTACAAGCTGCTCAGCGGCTGGTTCATCCACCAAGTCAGCCGCCCGGTGTATGAACGCTTCCTGCGCCTGGCCGTTGCCAGCGGTGCGCTCAAGCTACCGCAAGGGATCGACATGGACAGCCTCTACGATGCCGACTACTCCGGCCCGCAGATGCCCTGGATCGACCCGCAAAAAGAAGCGAACGGAAACCGCATCAGCCTGAGCAACATGACCAAAGCCCCGCAGCAGGTCATCCGCGCAGCAGGCGGCAATCCGGATGAAGTGCTCGACCTATGGCAGCAGTGGCAGCAACAGGTCAGCGATCGGGACATCAACCCGCCACCCGGCGGTCCGACAGAACTCATCCCCGACGGCCCGGCAGACTAACCCCGCAAAACAAGAGGCACCCATGAAACATAAATCACTCCTCGCGCTCGCCATTGCGGGCGCGCTGGCCGCGCCGTTGCCCGGCGTCATGGCCAGCGCATCGGTCACCCCCATCCAGCCAGACGGCAAAAGCTGGTACAGCATCAAGGCCGCTGCTCAGCCCGGCATGGCCGAAATCTACGTCTATGACGAAATCGGCTACTGGGGCATCACCGCCGCCGACTTCGCCCGTGACCTCAAATCACTGGGCGACATCAACCAGATCGACCTGCACATCAACAGCCCCGGCGGCAGCGTCTTCGATGGCACCGCCATCTACAACCTGCTCAAGGGCCACAAAGCCACCGTCACCACCTACATCGATGGCTTGGCGGCCAGCATGGGCAGCGTCATCGCCATGGCAGGTGATCGCATCGTCATGCCTGAAAACGCCCTGATGATGATCCACAACCCCTGGGGCGGGGCAGTGGGTGACGCCGCCGAACTGCGCAAACAGGCCGAAGTGCTCGACAAAGTCAAAGCCAGCCTGCTCAGTGTCTACACCAGCCGTACCGGCCTCAGTGAAGATGATGTCAGCGCAATCATGGACGCCGAAACCTGGTACACCGGCACCGAAGCACTGGCCGCCGGTTTCGCCGATGAGATCACCGGCGCCGTCGATCTGGCCGCCTCGGTCAGCTTCGACCTGCAGCGCCTCGGCTTCGCGCACACCCCGGCGCAGCTCCACGCAAAACCGAACACCCCGCGCGGCACCGCCGCACCCTCAGCAAAACCCCAAACCTCAAAAGGTGAAACCACTATGCTTAAAAAAGTACGCGACGCTCAGGGTAACCTGGTGCTGGCACAGGTCGATGAACAGGGCAACATCCTGAACATCGTTGAAATCATCGAACCGGCGGCCAAAGTCACTGACAACGCCGACCCGCTGGCTGCCGAGAAAACCCGCCGTGACTCCATCCGCGCGGCATTCAAAGGCTTCGAAGCCGACCACCGCGACACCATGGACGCCTGCCTGGATGACATGCAGTGCACCGTCGAAACCGCACAGGCCAAACTGCTGGCCGCACTGGGCAGCAACACCACCCCGACTAGA